CTCAAACTGATTTAATGTTGCGTTATGTCTAAACATACCAACGGCAGGGCTACCATCTCTCTGAGCAGTAGTACCAGAAGGTATTGTCAAACTAGATGTATAGTTATGAGTTACCTTTCCTGTAAATGTTCCTCCAGTTAAAGGTGCTAATCCAAAGTTTGTAGTAGCTACTGGCCCAACAGTTACATATCCGTTATTAGCAGCATTTCTTATTTTTAGATTTCCATCAGATGTATCAACGTGCCATTGGAACGCATAATTAGTTGTCAACGCACCAGAATTACTATTATTAGATGCTATCGCTTGCAAAACATTATTAATGTCTGACCTTACGGCACTTCCAGTTCCGTTATCAATTATAAAATCGTGTTGAGCCATTTAAATAATCAACATTGTGTTTATTCTACCCTCCTTTACCAAATCCGACAGCCTGATAGGTGAAATTTCTATCAATCGAAGCATTTGATGAGTTTTTGAAGTGAACAGTAAAACCTGTTCCACTTACACTAGACACTTCAAAGTAATCTCCTGATGCCATATTCTGAGCATTGATACCAATAGAGGGTAAATTAGAATTTGCTCCAAGCAAAGAAGAAGTACCAACAAAGAATGGATGAGTAAAGGTTATAGCCTTTGCCCCTGCTCCACTTGCTGTAACATTACCTTGTTCTGTTCTCCTCTGTAAAGATGCTGTATAACCTAATTGTGAAACTCTAATATCCTGTGCAGTATCTTCACTTGTTAATTTAGCTCTAAATTGAAATCCTCTTCCTTTATAAGTACCATTTGCAAATGTTTGAAAGCCTGTATAAGTAGGCGATCCAGAACTAGGATTATCCTGTGTAACCCTTACTAACATTTCAGCATTAACTTCTGTAGCTGTAGCTCCATCAAAATCAGTAATATCATCAATTAAACCTCTTGAATCAAATAAATCTGATGGATAAAAACCTTCTGTCAGAAAATGACGTTTTAGATCAAGACTAAATACACCACCTAAATCTAAAGTATCTCCACCTGCTGTTCCTCCAAAATCATAAGTACCAGAACTTGCAATCCCACCAAAGTCATCTAATGATCCAATAAGATCAAAATTTGTAATCGTATCGAACAATCCAGAACCAGCTAAGTTTATAGTTCCTGTTGCAGAATCAAAATCAATACTGGTTTTTGTTCCTTGAAACTTTGGATTGTCAGTATCTTCTCTTCTTGTCTGTGTAATTAAAGGTGCTTGATTATCAGGAAGATCAATAATTACACTTGTTTCACCAGGGCTAAATCTATTTCCATCATCTCTGAATTTTAAAATATATTCTCCTTCAAGATAAGGAAGTTCCGCAGTTGTGGTATTACCAGCTAAAGCTTCAACAAGATCAACAGAGTTAGTAAATGTACCACTACCATCTGTCTTTGTGGAATGTCTTACATAAACACGACCACCATGAATAACATCAACATCAGTAGATAAATTCCAACGTAATCTTACTAATTTCTCACTAATAGGTTCTGCTGTTAGTCCAGTTACATTTCCTGGTAAAGCAGTTTTACCTTGAGCGTTAAAGTTTAAATTAGCTGATGTTGCACTTGTCTGTAATGCAGCATTATAACTAAATACTTGGAACTCATACGTTCCAATATCACTATTGAATATTTCAAAATCAGGAGAAGATACTGTAGTTGAAACAAAGTTTCCATTATTAAATCTGTAGTTAACCTGATACTGCGTAACACCGACAATAGGTTGCCAACTAAGAATAAGTTTAGATACTGCCTGATTATTAATAACAACAATTTTTTCGTCTGCCTGTAAAGCAGTTGGAGGATCTTTCGGAAGGTTTAATACTGATACTGTTCTTGTCGGTAAACTTGCACCATCTTCAATAAATGCGTATTTGGCATCTACATAAGATAAAGCAGTAATCGCATAATTAATACCATCAGATTCTCCTACTGTTATTACTCTAAACTTTTGAGATTGAACTGTATCATTTGTTAGTAACCAAACTGTATTAACATTTGGAGTTTGAGAATATGCACTATTTACTGTTATAACTGCACCTGAGATAGATAAGACATCTCTACTTTCTACCGTTCCATCAGGCAAAACTACACTAAGTTTTGGGTTATTCGTTGTTGGTAAATCTGTTGCAGCAGAATCATCTACTGTTATCTGAGTTGTTGTTGCTGCACTAACTCTTCCTCCTCTTCTGACACCAGAACGAACAGGATCAGCTATTTCAATAACAGCACCAGGTCTTACAACAATTCCAGAATCTATAGAAGTTGCAAATGCAACAACTTCACTTTCATTTTGTTCTGCAAATAATATAGCCTTTGCTAATCTTCTAGCTTGACCTCTTGATGTACAGGCAAATCCTTTTACCTGCTTAATAATTACTCCCAGTTTGGCTATCGAAGCAGCATCTTCATAAACTTCATAATCTATTTCTCTACTATCCATATTGAAGTAAGAAACAGAAATTACAGTATTTCTTGTTTTTAATCCACTTCCCGAATAGCTAAATCCTTCGGGAGTTACGTTAGCTAAATTAAATAAATAACTTGCATCTTTTGGACTATCTTGTGCAAGAAGGATACTACCAGCAGACCATATTGGCATACATCTCATTACACCTGCCAATTCATTTATCAAATCAAATGCTTCACTAGAAGATTGAATATTTACATTACAACTAAACCTAGCTTCCTGTCCTCCTAATGAATCTGAGACTAACGTATTTGCAAATTTACTTGCAGTAACGAAAGAAAATAAATCAAGAGAACTTTCCGTAATATGATTACCAAATCCATATCTAGTATCTGTTAATAAATCAAGTAATACCATTGCAGGGCATGAGCACCATTGAGCAGCACCCATTACTCCATTAAAAATATAACCATCAGGATAAATTATTCGACCAGTTGCACTATCAACGGTAGGAGTACCAGAACTGTTAGCACCTGCTCCTGGAATCCTTATTTTTATTCCTCTAATACGATATTTTCTTGTAGGAATTGATTGAAACTGCATTGAGTCCAATCGAAGAGAAGCATAAGCACTATCAGCATAAGTAGAAGCATCATCTACAATTTCACCAAAACTTGTCCATGTAAAAGCATCTATAAGACTTGAAGATGTACTATCTGCTGTAACTCTGGTAACTCTAATATCAACAGGAAAAGCACCTGTAAATTCTATTCTGTAATCTCTTTGGTACGCATCAGCACTTCGACCTGTAATAGTATCTGAAATAACATCAGTAAAACCACCAGAATTATATTGAACTGATATTTTTAACTGAACAGTAGAACCAAGTAAATCTCCTTGATCTGTTGCTTTTTGTAGTTGTGGAAAAGTTATAGTTACATTTACTGCATCAACATTTGAATTTGTAATTTGTCTGGTAACAGGAGAGGAAGCTGTAACGGTTACTCCGACACCAGTAACAGAAGAACTACTTTCAATTTTTGGAACTTTTATTTGATCTGACGTACCAAATCTAGGATTAAATGTTACATCTTGAAAATTAAAATCAGTTGTATCTGGAGAAGCAGAACTGGCTGTTGCTTTTAAAACTGGAGTGTCATTTAAAAATACATCTTTTAATGCAGCATTATTATATGCAGTTGTTCCCTGTGTTAAACCTTCTTTTGAAGCAGAAGCAAATCCTTCGATCTCTCCTTCAGAAATAAGATCAAGAAAAGTAGCAAACTGTCTACTATGTAAAGTATCAGGTGCTCTTGTTGGTTGAGGTGGAGTAGGAGGAGAAGGTGCTCCAGATCCTCTAATAATCTTAGGTTTTGTCATGCTTGTACCTGTTGAGTATCAATCGCACCACTTATAACAACTGATCCTGTTATTATCTCTCCATAAACTATTGGAACGGGAGTACCTGCCCTTGAAGTATTTTGCGTACCAGAAAAACTAAATGATAATTGTGGATCTTGTTCTGATTTAAATTCTTTTGGTTTTGGCAAAGGAAATAACATTTCACTTACACCTGATAAAACAAGAGAAGCACCTAAATAAACCATGCTTTTAGCTAACATTCCAGCTTTTGCAAAACCAAAACCAGTTCCTATACCTGCTTGTAATGACAATCCACCACCTAGACTCGCTGGAACAAAAAAAGCAGCACCTATTAATGCAGCACCTAACAAGACTTTTCCAAGGCCACCTCTACCAGCACCAGCTATTACTGGCACAAAATGTATATCTTCTTGACCTATTGGATGATGTATTTCTTCTTCTCCTACATCATAATTACCAACTTTTACTTGGTAATATTTAGGATTCATATATTTTTCTATCTGCGGAAAATTATTAACAAGAAAACTTACTGCTTTTCCAAGACTATCTACCTGTACTTCAAATTCTTTATGCCCTATAAATTCAGCAAGTTCGCCATATAGTTTTACTTTACGCAACATAACGATACCTCCCTCCTGTACATTTTAATAACCATTGAGAATAAGGCTCTCTACAAGATAGTCTATCGGTTAAATGATGCAAAACATCTCCATCTAAAAAAATAGCTACATGATTTAAACCAGTAGATCCAATAGACATTAATAAAGCATCACCATTTATAAGTTTTTCTTCTGGTCTTAACTGTCTAAAACCAGTTCTCCATGCACAACTTTCAAATAAAGGATTATCAACAAACTCTTCTGGTGTTATAGGTCTATCCCAATCTTTAAGCTCAATACCTTTTTCTTCTTTATACCAATCTCTAACTAAAGACCAACAATCAGTTATACCCCAAACCCAAGGCCGACCAAGTAAATCAGGTTTATAACCATTTGGTTCGCAATATCCCCAAGATTCTGTTTTGGGGTTAACAATATGCCAAGGAAGATTACTTTGTTCACAACTAATCTGATCTGCCTGACTAGCGACAGGAGGTGTTACAGGATGACTATGAACAATAGCTGTTATCTCTCCTAGATTACTGCCTTTGACATAATCTTCTGGATCAAGAATAAAACATTGATGGTTTGTCATTGATAAATTACGACAAGGATAATATCTTTCTTTTCCTCTAACGTTTAATAAAAGACCACAAGACTCTTTAGGATCTTGGTCTTTCGCATGAACAAGTGCTTCTTCTTTCCAATTCATGCTATAAACGTACCAATTGAAGGGAACTCTGTTCTAGTACATTGTCTTTTCGGAGCACGAATACCAGCAAGATCAAATACTGCTGCTAATTCAAATTGAACTGCTTCTCTATTTTCTGATGATTTTCTATCAATCTTATATATTTCTTGTGGAAACTCTGCCGTAGGATCTGGTGTTCCTAATGGATTAGTATTCCCTGGAAAATTTATAGAATCCAAATATCTAGCTAAAGTTCTAATTCTAGTTACTGTCGCTCCTGTTAAATCATTACCAACAGTAATTGAGTTTACATTTAACAAGATAGCTGTAATAGTACCAAGAGCATTACTAACAGTAAGAGTAGGTCTAGGAAGTTGTCCTTTTTGAAAAGCAAAACCTTCTGCCTGTATTGGCATCTTTATATAAGTATTACCAGCCCAAATTATATCTCCATTTCCTACTCTATTTGATCCATTATGAAATCTATAAGTTGCATTTGATCCATGCAATGCAGTCTCAGTCGTAATAGTAAATAATTCAATTATTGCCGAAGGATTGATCTTTTGTAGATCAGTAATAATAGGAGCAGTACTCATGGTTCAAATACTTCTCTAAATGTTGCTTGTATTGTAGCTCTATTGTTATAGGGTATAGATTTTGACCAACCTTGGCAAACAAATTTTTGTGATGCAGATTCTCCAGGTGCTTCAAAATCAAAGCTGTCACTATCATTTGCTCTAGCATCTAAAAATGTTTCTATAGTATCTGCGTCTGTTTCCGATACGTTGAAAGTAAAATTATAAACTTTTGGATTTTGATGCTCAGCCAACCCAAATAATATTCTATGTTCAAAACCGTCAGCAAAGGAAATAGTACGAGTATTTGGTGCGGATCTTTTTTGTTGTCCGTATGTAGGTTTTATTGAAGGAAATGTAGCCATTATGTTAATAATCCTCCTGGTCTTTTCTGTTTAATTAATTCTGATTGTATAGCAACAGAAATCATACGACCAAGTTCTCTGCCATTCTCTTCATCACCTTCAACAGAAGAACCAGACGCATCTACGTTTACTACAATATTTGTTGAACCACCTAAAGATTCATTTGGAGTAACTGTACCTGTAACTCCTGGAGTAAACATTTCTGGCCCACGTTCTCCAACAATATATGATCTACCTGCTCTCGCAGTACCACCATCGGCTAGAAACGCACTAGCTGATGCACTACCAACAAACATACTTGAAGTTCCAGCACCAACACTACCAAAAGAAGCAAAGCTGCTACCAAAACTAAACGGATTTAATAAATTTCCAAACATTCCAAGAAATCCTTTTTGTATTTGTGCAGCAGCCATCTGTGCAGCCATATCCAAGAAATGATCTGCTATACGCATAAACATATTTCTAAACGCATCTCCAACACTCATTGTTCCTTTTACTATTCCTTTAAAGGATTCTTGAAAAGAACTTCCTATTGTTCTTGAAAGTTCTACAGTTTGGAATTGTGTGTTATTAAGTTTTCTAAGTTCTTTATTTATTCTTTCAACTTCAGATACTACTGAAAAACCTGCCTCTTCAGTTGCAAATTTTAACTCGGTAAATCCCTCTTTGATTTGAAATAAGTTTTGTATTGATTCATCACTTTCAACATTTAATTTATCGAGTTCTTTTCTATTATTTATTATTTGATTTATATTACCTTGACCTGTTGGATTTGCTGGGTCAAATTGTCTTACTTTTTGTTCTTCTTGTTTTAATTTAATAACTTTCTTTCTTCTCATATCAATAAGTTCATTGATTGCTGCTTCTGCACCTTTTTGATTTAATAAATTTGTTACTCTAATTTGATCTTGTATAGTTAAATCTTTAGATGCCTGTTGAATTGCATTTAAAGTTGAAGATACATCATCTGCTTGAGCAAATCCAGAAAATAAAGCAAAATCTCCTCCAAAAAACTTAGCTAAACCTACACTTGCTTCTCCGAATCTTTTAAATTGTTCTAAAACTTTGATAGCTTCTTCTTTTGTAACTCCTAAAGACTTACCTAATTTATTAATTTGAGTAGAGCCAATATTTGCACTTATTCCCATACTTCTCATTTCAATATTTAAATCAGATACTTGTTTTCTAAATTCAACAATTTTTTGAAGTTCTTGAGTAACAGCAGTAGCAACAATAGAACCAGCAAAACCGAAGCCTGGAGATAACGCACCACCAAGAGCACCACCAATACCACCAGCAATAGCTCCAGCAGCTCCTTGACCAAATAGTAATGGAAAACCACCACCAATAAGACCACTTTGTAATGCACCTTTAGCTCTTGCAGTTCTACCTCCTTGAGAAGCAAATATACCTCTAGGATTTGCACCTTTTCCAATGCCTCTTTTTTGCATAAAAGATGCTTCAGAAGGACCAATAGGTGCTGAGTATTGTGTTTGACCAGTTGCACCAAAATTAGCTATTCCAGCTTGAGTACTTAATATTTGTGCAGTTTTACCTGTGTTTTTATCAATTTTCTTTTGGTGTCTTAATTGCGATTTTAAATTTGCACTAAAAGCAGGGCCGATAGGTCTTTCATATTGAGTACCTGGTCTAATGTTAAATGCAGAAGCTTGTCGTGATGCTTGACTTGAATCCAAATTAGACATTAATCTTTCTCTAAAAGCACCTCCAGAAAATAAACCAGAAGCTTGTCCAGGTCCGATTGGACCACCATATCCAGGAAAGACAGGGGATGTTAAAGGACTTGATTGACCTGCAAATCTAGCATTATTAACTGCTGTTGCTGTTTGTCTATTTAATTCACCTCTTATTTGTAATTTTTTATTTTGTACTGCTGCTGATTTTAATTCTAAAGACAATAATGCTTCTTGTAATTTAATTTCATCTCTTCTCAACGCTAAAGTTCTCTCTATCTTTCCAGCAACAGGAGCACTCTGACCACCTAAAACACTCGATGCCTGACCTGGGCCGATAGGACTAGAATAAGCATTTCGTGTCTCTCTAATACCAGCTTTAGCAAACCTAGTAAAACGTCTGCCTTTTTCTACTTCTTTTATAAGTGCTAGTTCTTCCTGTAAACCTTTATTTAATTGTTCTTGTGCTTTTACAAATTGAAATGCTGCTAAAGTAGCCTCTTTTGTTCCCAAAGCAACATTTTTAAGATTTGTACTTGTTAAATTTAAGTTTTTTTGTAAATTATTAACACTTCTAGCTAATCCCTCATTACCTGCAACTGCTAATTTAGCACCTTTAGCAAAAGCCTCTAAAAAAGTATTTGCACCTTGTATATTTAAACTTAAATCTTTAATTTGTTTATTAAATTTACCTAACTTTTCAGCATTTTTTATGGCAACAGCAATATCAACAGTATAATTAGCCACTTGCTATAAAAATCAAAACATTTTCTCTATATTACCTCTTTTTACCTCTTAAAGCATTAGATCGTTGTGCTTGTTCTTTTTGTTTTTCATATTCTTCACTTTCAAGTTCTGCAAAAGCAGCCCATCCTATCATCTCTTCAATAGTAAGAGTTTGACATAACTCAGCTACAGTTTTATGTAACTGTTTTGCTAATGAAAATAAAAACTTCCAATCGTTATTAGCTTTTTAAATCGGCTTTAGCCTCTGCAACCTCCTTATCAGCACCAGCATTTACCATAGCTAACTGAATTTCTTCAAGAACAGATGCTTCAACCTCTCTTCTTAATGAAGCCTTATCTCCATCTTGAAAAAGCCTTACACTATCTTTGTCTAATGATTTTTCTATCATCATCTGTAAAGCATAGTCATTTACATCATCAGAGTTTGATTTTTTTTGTATTGCTTCTCTTTCAGCAATAGTTAAAGGATGCCAATAGACAGTAAGAATAATCTCATCATCTTGTTTAATATCGTGTTTGTAAAGTTGAGAAACTCCAAACTTGTTTTTGAGTAGGTCTACTGCTCTTGTCATATCAAAATTATATTACTTTACTATATTAAGCGTTAGCGGTAAATTGGCAAGATATTAAGCCAAGAAAGTGTGAAGAGTCATCTAATTCAATAGGAGCAGGGCCAACAATATCCAATACTCTTGGATCACAACTGAAAGTATCAGTATAGTTAGAAGCATTAACAGAAGTAAGTCCATCAATAACAGCTTCTCCTAATGCAGATAAAGTTGAACTACCTTTTCCTCTGGGAACATAAATATTACATTGAATAACACCAGAATAAAAGTCCTGTGATGCTCCTTGTGTTTGTGTTGTTGCCTGTGCAAAATCAACTGACATGACAATATATTTCTTAGTTTTTCCTGGTGTTTTATAAACCATGTTGTCATAAACCATTTCAACAGTAGCGTCTACTGCTGCAACTGCGTCTGTTACTGCTTTTTCAAAAGCTGCTCTTGTGTTAACTAAAGTCATGGAGTTTCGTAATCAACAAATACAGAACTAGGATCACTAAATTGACCAATACCGCCTCCTGTAAATCTAACATTATCAGATTTACCTCTAACACCAGTACCAAAAGCAGCAACACCAAGTTTCGGTTTATCTGTAAATACTGTATTTATAAGTCGTCTTAATTTACCTTGAATATATTGTGGAACTTGACTATTTGGAGAAGCTAAAGCTCTAGCTGCATATTGTGATCTATTACCAATAAATACTTTAGAAAAAGGTTTAAAATTAGGTATCGAATCAATAAATCTAGGTTCAATTACTGCTTGAGGATTACTTTGATCTCCTCTTCTTCTTGGCTTAATATTACTCCACGGAGCAACTGATTCTCTAGGTTCATCAGGTCGAGGTCTTTGAGTACCAGCAGTCCAACTAGAAGCAAAGAAACCAGTATCTACAGGACTATTTTCTTTTGTAGATAAATCAGTTACTACAGCACGAACAAGAGTATTTAAATCACGTTCTAAATTTCCTTCCAAGTCTGGAACAATATTATCAATACTTGTTGTTCTAACCATCAGAACCTCACCAATATTGTAAACAGGTAAGTCTGCCCACCTTGTCTTGTATCTATATTAACTATCTGTGCCACTCTTGTAGATCCAGCATAAGTTAATGTAATCTCATCATCAAAACTAGGTTGATTATCGTCAATTAAATCAGGTGTAATATAAACTTTCGCTTCTCTTCTTTCCCTACCATCATCTTCTGTAGAAATTACAAACTCAACAGGAGCATCAAAACTATAAGTTGTATCACTTGTAGAATATGCACCCGTAGCTGTGTTATAAGTACCAGATGCTTTTCTTGTATAAACAATAGAAGAATCAAAAGAAGAACCTAAATCAGAAACAATCTGTTTAGCTACATTTTTAAATAATGAATCTAATTGACCTGCCATTATCCTCTAACCACCCTTAACTGAAAACTACCTGCTCCACCTAGCATATATGCTCCAAGATAACTTTGTAACCACGGGTAAACATCTAAAATATTATTAACAGAACCAGTTCCCTGACTGTCAGTATTATATTTGACCTGTATATCTCCTAACTTTACTTCACTAAAGTTTCCATCTTTACCTGTAGTACCAGTAATAGCATCTGTATCATTTGCTAATGCTCTAGCTAATTCATATTGTGCATATTTAATATTATTTGGAATTACAGTACAAGACAATTCAACATCATCTACCTGATAATTATTTCTAGGAAATTTTAAAGCCTGTCCATTATCACATCTATCTCCAAAATAAACCAAAGTATCAATCCATCTAGTCGCTGCTATAAGTGCTCTGTTTTTTTTATCATCCTGTTTATTATCCCATTGCGTAGAACTTGGAACAGTTTCAAAATATGCGTCTGCTTCAGCTAATGTGACATAACTATTAGCATTAGCTCCTTTTATTGTTGCGTCTATAGTTGCTGCCACGATCTATAAAGTAATTTAGTTTTATTGTAGCGTAAAGAAAAAACCCCACCAATAATTGATGAGGTTTATAACCACTAATTTAATCTTACGATTAATAAGTTGAAGTATCAAGAGGTGTG